AACGGGTTGTTGCGGCCCTCCCATGCGCCGATCGCACTGTCGAGCGTGGAGTCTCGGACGATGTTCGCCAAGTCCCAGTCGTTGTTCGCCGGGTTCACCCGGAAGAACCCCTTCTGCGACCACAGGTCACGGAAGTTCGGTGTCCCGTACCCTTCGCCCATCATCACGTCGCGATGATCGAACGACACGAGGAACTTGTCCGAGAACGTCGGCGGCGGCGTGACCGAACCGCTCGGCGTACCCGACACGGCGGTCGACCATGCGGAACGGTCACCGGTCGACGACACCGCACGAACCTGCACGTAGTACAGCGTCGACGCGGCGAGTCCGGTGATGACGTGCGGTGACGTCGCGGCCGACACGATGCCGGCCGGAGGGTTGGTGGTCCCCCAGCGGACCTCGTAGGACACAGCGTTCGCTGTCGCCGACCATGTGGCCGTCAGGCGGTTGTCGCCGCCGGCGTTCGACACTGTGACGGTCGGCGTGCCGGGGATGATCGGGGTGACCCCGCCACCACCACCCGACGCCGTGTAGTCCAGGTACACAAGGACGCCGGTCGAACGGCCGGTGATGTCCCATGTCGCCGTTTCGGTCGCCGACACACCAGAGTCGGTGATCCATGCCGCGCGCGACTCGTGAACGTCGGTGATTTCGAGCGTCGTCGTCGGGCTTCCCCACCCGGTGATCGCCGGCTCGGACAGGCCGGTCGCACGCTGCGACACCGACGTCAACAGGAACGAGTTCGCCGGGACCGACGCGATCGACGGGGCCGATGTGCCGGTCGTCGTCGGTGAGATGTTGTCGTAGTCGAAGATGCCGCCGAGCACCGGCGACGCGACATTGGTCAACACCCAGACGTGATAGATGATCGACGACCCGGCGTTCGGGGTTGACGCGTACGTCGGCGACAACGTGAACGTGCCCGTGTCCAACGATGCTTCGGTCAGGTAGGCGGTGAAGCAGCCGGCGCCTTCGTTCTGGGCGATGTCCTTGGTGGCGGCGGCGATCTCCGTCATCGCCGTGCCGCCCAACGACATCGAATCGAGGATCATGGTCGAACCGGTGAACGGTGCGGCCCGATAGTGGGCCTGCACCACGACCACCCGGTCGACACCGTCAGGGACCGTCACGCTCATCGTCGACAGCGCCGACGCATACGCGGCCTGCGAATGGGCGATGGTCGGGGTGGCTCCGATCGGAGCGTTCGACGTGGAGAACGTGAACGTCGACTCGACGGTCTGCCCGTCGATCAGTGTTGCTTCGATCGTGATCGTGTTCGACCCGAACGGATCGTAGCTCGTCCGCGCGTTTCCGGTGGGGTCAACGTTGGTGTCCCACATCACCGCGACGGTCGTCGTGCCCCCGAGGAGGTCATAGGGTGCGTTCGTCTCGGTCTTGACGAAGCTGTCACCCTCGGCGCCTTTCGCCGGCAACGCGCCGGAATGGTTGCAGAAGATGCGGAACGACTCGATGTCGGTCGACACCGGCCCGAAGAACACGGCCACCTCACCGGCAGGCAACGTCGCCCCGCCAAGGTTCGACGGTGACGTACGCGCCGACGACGTCGAATACTGTGCCGTCAACGTCGGCGGCGTGATGACGGGGTCGGGGTCCGGTGTCGAGTCGTTGAACACCCACTCGGCGATCCACGAGTCGACGAACGGCGGCTTGGTCAACCGGATGACGTTCGTCTCGCCGGCATCCCAGTCGGCGGCGACCGGTGCCGTCCCGTACCACTTGGCGCCGGGGATGGTGAGTTCGTGCCCGTCAACCGACACGTCGACCGACACCAGCACCTCGACGCCGCCGGCCGGGACGTCCGTGAAGTACAGCGACCACGAACCGGCAGTCGACACGGCGTGGATGCGGGTGCCGTCCGTCAGGCTCAACGTGTTGACCCCGACGGCGGCGTCGATGATCTGCACGGCCGGGTTGCCCTGCTCGCCGCGCACCACGCCGAGGACCGATTCGATCAGCGCGCCCGTGTCCACCGTGCCGCCGCCGTCGATCACATAGTTGTTGATGATGCGCGTCACATCACCCTCGGTAGCCCCCTCGGCGCCGGGTGTCCGGTCGAAGTAGCGGCGAACGGTCATCAGGTGATCTCGAAGGTGACCGACAGACGGATGGCGTCACTGGTCGCCCAGGTAAACGGCGACGTCGCATTGGTCGACACGACGTTGTCCGCGTAGACGGAAATCAGCGACGACCCCGCGTTGCAGGTTGTCGCCTGGTCGGTGCCGGTGTCGTCGATGAGCCACGCTGTGCCGAGGTTCGGAACCGTGGTGTCACCGGTCACCGAGTCAGGCAGGCCGAAACCGATCAGACCGGACACCGACGACGTCGACCCGAGCACCCACGAACCGCGAACCTGCACCGTCTTCCAGCCGGCATAGCGATACCGGAATGTCAGGGTGCCGTTGCCGTTCGACGCGTTCGTCATCGTCGGCGTGTACGCCGCCCACGGCGACTCCGTCACGATCCAGTTGGCGCCGTCGTACTTCGTCGTCCGGTTGGTGTCCTCGAGGTAGGCGACCATGCCCTCGTCGAGCACGCCGGACAGCGCGCTGTCACGGGCCGCGGTAGAGGCAAACGTCATCACCGTTTGCCGCATGAGGTAACCATCCAGATCGGCTTCGGTGAGCACGTTGCCCGCAACGAAGTCCTTGTAGCCGCTACCCATGAGTTACCCCTTTGAGGTCAGAACGAAATCTTGGAAGTGCCGATGACGCCGAACTTGGCGTCGCCGATGATGAATCCGGCCAACTGGTCCGCCGGTGACAGGGCGTAGGTCACGGTGTGTAGGCCGTCGACCGTCGTCTGGTGGTACTTGCCCTCGACCAACGACAACTGCTCGACCTGCGTCGACGTGCCGGCCGGGGTCCACTTGACCGTCACCGTGTCGCCGATGTCGTGCAACGGCACCTTGACGTCGGTCGTCGAGCCGGGGTCGAGGCTGTCGAGGATGACGGTGACGGCGGCGACCCGTGACTGCGGCTGCGAATACTGGTCGAGCAGGTTCGCCGCAAGCGACAACGACTGATCGTCCGTCTCGTTCAACAGGCCCGTCACCTGCAACGACCGGACGCCGTAGGCTTCCTGTGACGCCGGGGCCTCCACCGTCTGCAACGCGCCGCCCTCGCGGTCGACGCCAACACGGTTGAACAGCAGCTCGGAGGAGCTGGCAATCTCGATCCCGGAGAACGCGACACCGGTGCCGTCATCGGCGAGGATGTCGGCCGGGTCATCGGCGAACAACGTCGCCCGCAGGGCGAGCTCGTCGCGGCCGATGAACGTCAGTTGGTTCTCTCGGGATGCGAAGAAGAACCCGCGGTCGGTGGCCGCCACCAGCGAGCAGTAGTTGAGCACGTTCGAGCCCCAGGTGATCGAGTCCGACTGGAGTGTCGACACGCCGGTGCCGATGTCACGGGCCGGACCCCAATCGACCTCGGGCCGATCGAGGACGGCGTTGATCCGGTCGCCCGGAGTGTCGCCGGCCGTCGACGACCAGTCGTCGAACGACGCCGACGCCAACGCCCCGAGCCCGTCGACCGCCTCGAACCAGGCGTCGACCTCGCCGGACACGTCGTAGCTGTAGTGCCACTCGTCGATCCGGCCGGTGAAGATCGCCGCGTCGTTCGCCGCCATCGACACCCGCACCCGCTTACCGGGGAACACGTCGCCCACGTAGGGGCCGGCGGCGTTGAACTCTTCGGGCAGGAAACGGCCGTCGTAGTTCCGCAACGCCACCCGACACGTCCCGGTCTGGATCGTGTCCAACTCGCGGGAACGGCCCCGAGCCGTCGACACCGCATACACGTAGTCGGTGATGTCGACGGACACGTCACCGGCAATGACATCGGTGCCGCCAATGAGTGACGAGCCGATGACGAAATATCCCTCGGTGTCCAACGCCGCCTGATTGAAGAACACCTCGACCCTGACGGGCGCGTATCCTGCGGTCGTCACGGCAGACTGCCCGGCCCATTGCGGCGCTGATACTTCTGGAGTTCCTCGACGATCATGCGGCCGATGTCCTTACCGTTCGCACCGAACCCGGCATTGACCGTCAGGTTGATCGTCTGGCCGCCGATGCCTTTGGCGTTCGGCCCCGACAGCGGGATGACTGCCTCGTCGTGGCCCGCCTCACCGATGTTGGCAAGGATGCCTCCGGGTCGAGCCTTCACGATGCCGCCCGCAGCCATCGGCCACGGCGTCGCCGGGTTGCCATCCCATCCGCCAGGACGCGGCGCGCTGCCGAAGCCGGGCTGCGTGTAGTCGGAACGGCCGAGCGACCCGTACTTCGTCGTGATTTGCGTCAGAATGCTGCGCGGGATGCGGTCGAGTGCCGCTGTGTGTTGGTCAATAGCCGTCCGTGTTGGGCCGGTCAGGTTGGCCGACAATCGGTCAAGCTCTTGGCGGTAGATCCGATCCTGATCAGTGGCCGACAGGGTTTTGCCCGTCGTGGCCGCCAGGTCGATCGCCAACTGCACGGCGGCGTCTGCCTGCGCGTACACGGCGGCCTCGGCGTCGCGCGCTGCCTGCGCCTTCTCCTGATCGGATCGCTTGGAGTCGAGCTGCACCAGCGTCGCCTCAGCGATCGCCGCCGTCGTGTCGGCAACCTGATTGCGATAGTTGAGCGACGAGTCCCGCGCCTCCATCGTCGCCGTCGCAGCGTCCTCGATCGCGTCGATCTGATCGCGGAGCGCCTCGACCTGCTCGTCATATGCGGCGGTCAGCTCTTCGACCGCAGGAACGACGACGTTGGAAGCGGTGTCTGCGTAGCCGGTGATCGAATCGCCGAGCGTGCCGACTGTCTTCTCTGTTTCCGTCAACGCGTCCTTGGCGTCCAAGAAATACTTCGGCCAGAACAACGACCGCTGCACCTGATCGCCGAGCAGTTTGAAGCCACTCACGACCGGGCCGGGAATCAGGTTCCCGATGTCGCTCAGGACGTCCTTGAACTCGATAAACGTGTCGATGGCGTCGGTAACCGTCGGGACTAACGCCCCGCCGAGTTCGATCTGGAGTTCCTCGATGGAGCCCCGCAGGGTGTCCATCGTGTCGCGGAACTTGCGTGCCCGCTCAATCTCGCTGTCGTCGATGACCTTGCCATCTTCGACCGACGCAAGCGCCTCGCTCACACCGTCGGCACCGAGCATGATGAGCTCGGACATGTCCTGCCAGCCACGGCCGAACACTTTCTGGGCGGCGGCGGCGCGGGCGGACGCGTCGGGAATCTTGTTCAGCGCGTCGATGGTCGCCAAGAACGTCTCATTGACGTTCGTGGTCCCGTCTGCATTCTTGACGAGCTCGGCACCGATCGCGGCGAACGCCGACGGCGTGTTCGTCGCCGTCCGGTTCATGATGCCGATGGACTTCTCGAGGGTGGCCGTCCCGATGCCGAGATCCTCGGCCACCTCTTGGAGCCGTGACGCCTCCTCGGCCGTCACGCCGAGCGAGTCACGCAACTGACCGGCAGACAACGCCGTGTCCTGGAATGCGGCGACAGACTTGGCGCCGAACGCCACCAACGCGGCACCAGCGGCAAGGGCTGCTTCCCCGCTGTACTGCTGCAGCCCGGCGAACGCGCCCTTGGCGCCGGCCTTCAACTTGTTCAGTGATCCGTCAGTGTCGGCGATCTCGCGCCGCACACTCTTCGCCGACTTGACGAACCCGCGATTGTCAAGGTCGAGGATCGTTGTGATTTTGTTCGCCACAGCGAACCCCCTTCGACCTAGTCGACGTCGACGTGCTTGACCATCACCCGCCGAGATTCCTTCTCGACCACGTCGTCAAGGCCCTTATCCATCGCGGCGATCGCCTTTGACGAAGTGCCGAAGCCACGCGTAGCGCCGTTCCAGCGACGGCCCGCACGCGAACGCTGATTACGGATGCCGCCCGACTTCGTCCGAGATGTCAGCCCGGTGCGCCGGTTGATCCCCGGCCCCGCGAACCCGGACGCGTTGCCCTGGTTGCGGCCGACCTCGGCAACGGTGAACGGCCCCGCAGATGAACGAGTCGGATGGATGATCGCCGCGTTGTCACGGGTGACCTTGATCTCCGTCACGAGCTCGGGAGCCCAGCCGGAAAACTTCTCGTCACCGCCGAGGTCGGCACGCACAGCCGGCGGGATCGCCTTCTGTGCGTGCTCGGCCATCGCGACCGTGATCTTGCGCTTGCCCGCGCCGTCAAGTTCCTTCGCCATGAGTTCGATCTGGCGATTGAACGCGGCGAGGGACTTGAACTGGCGGGCCATCGGTCAGGACGTCAGGCGATAGAACCGACCCGTGAACGGGAAGGTGTACGTGACGACCGCAAGATCGCCAGCGCTGCCCTGGATCAGGTCGCCGCCCATGTTCAGCCACGCCGCCACATATGACGGGTTGGTGGCCGCACGCGACGCCGACGTCGGCTTGACGTCGATGTAGAACGGCGTCACCTGGCCCGGCGCGAAGCCGAACGTGCCGCCGATGCCGAGCAGTGCGTCGACCTGCGAGGCGGCGAAGTCCTGGTTGAACGTGAGCTGAATGGAGCCCTCGGCCAAACCGGAGATGCGCTGCACCCAGCCACCCGACGCCATGTTCGTCGTCGTCAGGTCAGCCGACGACATCGACACGGTCACGGCAGTCACCATCGCCGAGACGTCAGTCGTCGACGTGATGGTGCCGGACGGCGTCGCCGACGTTCCTGGTGCGGTTCCACTCCATCCACTGCCAATGAGGACCGTGGCTGATGTAAGGGAGAATACGGCCAATTGGGGCCTCCTTGGTTATGGGGCGACTACGCCGCCGCTATTGATTGTTTCCACGCACGCCACTCGATCAACAGCCGGTCGGCCTTTGAGTAGTTGCACGACCCACACACCGGAAGAATGTTCCCGATTGAGTGTCGCCCGCCGCGTGCTAGCGGGATGATGTGCTCACGAGTGAGCGGCTTGTCGGACGCACCGCAATAGGCGCAGCATCCTCGATATCGGTCAACCAATCGACGCCAATCAGTCGGGGTCAACTCCCGCATGTCTGCGTGAAACTCACGCGCTCGACGCCGAAGCTTCCTCAAGTGGCGATTGAGTTTGCCCGCCTCAGTCGCGTTGTACTCGGCGAGGCGACGCCGGTACTTCTCGGGGTTGGCTTCCCTGTCGGCCTTCTTGCGAGCAGCGGCCCTGGCCTTGTTCTCGGCCTCGTACTTCGCTGCGGCCGCCGCAGCCGTTGCCGTGTGCTCCAAGCGATATCGGCGCTTTCTGGCGGCACTGGCGAACCGGCAGTCATCACAGCGACAACCTTTGTGGTAGCGCTGAACGGTGCCGTGCGGTGAGACTCTCGGGACGATTGGCGGCAGCGT